GAACCAATGCCAGACACATCTGGGTTCTTAGGATCAACTATCCAAGTAGTTAGATTATTTCCCTTAGAACGAAGATTAGCATCTTGAATCTTTAAAAGATCATTCAAGACCTTTGCATATGGTGACAGAGAAGTGCTCATGTTTATAATTTCGGAAACAGAGAACTGCCTGCCCGCCGTAATGCTGAAACCGTCAAAGGCAACCGTTAATATTTGCAATAGACTAGCTACGGTTCCATCTACGACTTTATCGATATTCATGAATCCGCTACTATCAAACAGATTATCTACAGCTATCAGGCTTTCATAGAAGCTTAATTCCTGAGCTTTACGCTCAAATAATAATTTGGAAGCTCTTAGGAATGTTTTCTCATCATTTCCAAGAAATTTGATATCATAATTTGATCTCAATGTAGAGAACATACGCTTCTTAAGAAAAATTGTTGCTTGATTCCTCTGTGTAATAATCTGCCTGCGGGAGGGTTGCTTTACCTGAGAAAAGCTGCGATCAATAGTAGAAAACCCTGGGACATTCTGTACGCCATCTTCAACAAACTTGCTCTCAAACTTACCATCATTAATACCATCTAGGAAATTTAATACAGTCTTCTGGCCCTGCTCAATAAGCATACCAGCCCCAGTATTCGGATCATCAAATGGTGGAAACCTTGATTGAGACGTTCCTCTTAATATTGCCATACTAACTCCTTACTATAACCTGAAATCTAATCCAGCTAAACTACTTCCATCTCTATCTGATGCACTGTTTACACTACGTGAACCAAATCTAGCATCAGCATTAGGTTCTACAGTCTCATCACGTCGCTCAATAGAACCTGTAGACACCTGGCTATCAACTTCAGCAGCAGAATAATATGAAAGAGGATTAGCTTTTCCCGCCGATGCACCAATAGGATTGAAAGGTTGTCGATGCCAAGGCATAAAGTTCCTTCGGACTCCCTGCCTAGCATATGCTGTGTAATTTAACGTATAATTAATAAGACCCTGTTCTTTACCAGACTCCTCTACGGAGAAATCAGTAAAGTAGCCCCTAAATAGTTCTCCCTGAAAGTATAATTCAATATTCGCTGCTAGACTTGATAGAGTTGGGAATGGCTGATTTAGGATATTTAAAGCTATGTCTGCAGTACGTTCAGTAATTGAACCAAAATCAGGAGTGTTTGTAATAGTTCCTGTAGAACCACGAGCCAGCTGAAGGAATTCAGATAGTGGTCCAGTACGCTCTAACTCATCAGCTATATTATCAAATGCTAACTGCTCTGCTCTGTAAATAGACCGAAGTATATTGATCCCTTCTATTCCAGCAGAACCAGTAGTCCCACTAAGAGTAATATTTGTTAACTTTTCCCCAGCATATTGTAAAATGAAACCAGCCTTAGTACGAGTAGGTTTAATATCTTTACCTTCAACAATTTTTAAATTGTCAGGGTTTAAAAACATAGTTACCCAACCATATCCTGGAACTCTCCACTTCATCATTTGCCTAGTATATTCGGCTGATAATGGACGCTCTATAATGTGAGATACGTTACTCGTAGAATTAATTACAGATGAATATACAACTGATGGAGGGAGTGCAACTCCTCCATTATTATATCCTGGTGACGGATCGATAAAAGCCATATATTTTCTCCAAGCTATCTGTTCTAACGACCTGACCTAGTCCTATTATGCCATCCAGCACCACGATTCTGATTCTCTTGAACCATCGCTTTTACTCGCTGTGTCTCCTTGCTAGTATCAAGGTTTACAACTAATGTAATTTCTTCAGGCATCATAGGAGATTCAAATGAAGGTACCTGATTTGTTTCTCTAACATGAGTGACAATCCCATTGAACATTTTCTCAATGTCTGGAGTCTCCTTCTCTTTTGCAGCCACTACCGCATCCATGCTTTTTTCAGAAGTTAAAGCATCAGCAGCTATAGATGAAAAACCTTGGGACTTGTTAGCATCAGCTATAGCACCCATATAGTCTCCCTCAGTCCCAGACCTTTGAACCATTCGGTCACTAAGTTGAGTGAAATCTGTTTCAAACTTTACAACTGACTTACCTACATCTGAAACCATCTCCGGTTTATACTCTGCAGCAGTATCACGTGTAAGGTAATTGTCCAGACCATCTACCAGTTGGAATAAATTTTGGCTTGCGTCTAAGAAGTTAGAAGAGCTGTCCTTCAGAGCTAAGGATGATTCTCTTGTAAGAGTAAGATTTCTCGTAGCAGCCATCATATTTCGAGTTCTTTCAAGAGTACCGATTGTAGAATCCTGTACGTCTTTACCTCTTGATACTACACCTGCCATTCCTCTAGCAGCATCCAAGTCTGCACCAGCAACTCCTTGCCCACCAGCTATGGCTTCCATCATCCTGGTGGCCTGCTCAGAACTATCAACTTTCATAAAATCTTGGAAAAGTTTACGTTGCATAAAGAATTGTTCTTCATTACCCGAATCGATTGCTTCTTTACGACCCATCATAGGACCACCAGTAATCGACTCAATCTGTTCTACAACTGTATTCAGAACACCCTCTATATCACCACTTGCAAGCTTCTCTTCCATACCAAGCATGCCACCTATAGCTCCACCGCCTCCTAGGCCACTAGCCATCCCTATAAACGCTTTAAGACCTTCATCCATACCACCTATGCCCTTGACGATACTGTTGACAAAGTCTACTGCGAGGCCAGTCCTGCCCTCCCCAAGCACTCCTACAAACCTAGTATATATTTCTGCAACTCCCTGAGTGGTATCTCCAAAGTATTTGAGTTCTCTAGCACTTTTGTCAATTACTCCTGAAACAATGCTCATTGGCTCACCAGTAGCACCAACCACTTCAGAGAATAATCCAATCCTTCTCTCAGAATCTTCCATACTGAGTCCAAGATTACGAGCACTGAACCCTATTAGCTCAGCACCCACCGCTGAGTCTATACCAGCTCCTGCGAATAACCTTAGAGCTACAGAAGCCCCCAGGGTAGCAGACTCGGCACCTGTTATATCAGTAGCCATACTTCTGAATGTTGGCCCCGTAGAATTAAGCCTATCTACACCAATCCCAGCCTCTTTAAAAGCAAGAGTCATCTTATCAATTTCTTGAGTACTCAATCCTGTAGATTTTACAATGCTAGCAGTTTGGTCTCGGTAATCCCCTAGAGCTTTACTGACTCCAGCAAAAGCCTGCCCAGACTTATCTTCAAGGCTCATAAATGGTAAAGCCAGATCTAATGCAGTTTTACTAACATCTGTAACTGTAGTCTCAAAATCTGCAGCAAACTTAGTAGCCCTTTCAAATTGCTTTTGAGTTTGAGTGAGAGCTATATTCAGCCCAAGCTCTTTTCCAATAGCTCCTGTCATAAAAGGTTCTAGAATGCTCATCGCTGCAGTTGCAGCACCCTTCAAATCTTTCAGATTTTTCAAAGCCTCCTTAGTATCAATGTCAAATGTAGCATCCAGGTAATCTCCAACTTTAATTCCCGCAGCTTTAGCCTTAGACTCTATACCAGCAATTTCTTTTTCATCTAAACCAACATGCATCATAAGTTGTTCTATATTAACATCTTCTGTCATTTCCTTCAAACTCTTCATGTATCCTTCAAGAGAGTTTGTTGAAAACTTTTCTGAGAAAGCTGCTTTAACTTTTGTTGACAAGTCCTTTATCTTCTTTAAAACATCCTGAGCCCGGTCCCCTGTATCCTTAATCTCTTCACGAGCAGAATCCATTCGACCTTTACCATAGATCTTGTCCTGAACAGCGCTAAAGTCAGAATTATTGAGTTCTTTCTCAATAGTGGCAGCGACACCTTTAGATATCGTGCCACCAGCTTTCAATAGTGCTTCATCGGATAACGATATATCTAGCTCAGCAACCATAATCACCCCTTCCTAAACTTAGGAACGCTTCCACCCTTACCAATAAACCTAGCAAATTCCTCATCATTTTCAGTAGATACTACCTTGCCATTCTCTGCAAACCCACGCAGTTCTTCAAATTCATTATCATCTTCCTGAGCCCTTAAACTCTTAACCTTCTTAACCCCTTCCGGATTAGAAAACATTGCCTGATACTCAGCCAGATCTCTTTTCTGCTCTAATTCTTCTTCTTGGTCCATTCTAATCTGGGCAGCATAATAGCTCCAATCCAAAGCAGTAAAAGAATTGAATGACTCGTCGTTAACAGGCTTATGCAACATACGAGCCACCTTCCACCTTAAACGATGGTAAGGTTCACTGGCTACACTTTTAAAAAATCAAATGTATACTCCCCCTCCACTTCTGCTACAAATTCATTATAGGCCTTTACAAGCTGATTAATAAGAGGGGATGGCCACTTGCATAACTCATAATACCTTTGCAGCATAGGGTTAGTTATTTCTTCCGGGCCACTATAAATGCTCTCTATCGGAACTCCATCAGCCTCCAATAGACTTGCAGACAAAAGCATTATAGAAGTCTTTACAAACTGCTCAGATGCAGTAAATTTCCTAATCTCGCTAAAGACTGCATCATTCTCATTCGAGGTCAGGATCTTCAATTGAAATATATTATCCCCACACTTGACATCCTTAAGATGTGGTTTGCTAAATAGCACTAACTTTTCCAAGATATTCTTCTTTTTAACTTCTGCCTCAATTACAGGATCTACAGTCTCCATTTGAGACAGAGCTTCTCCAGCTACCTCAGCTTCTAACTCTTCCATATGCCTTCGGACAAACTCTTCATCTTCTGGAGACATAATGATAGCTTCATTCATTTGCTGAGGAACAACATTCTGCTCTTTTTGATTAACATGACTGGTCATCGGGTGCTCTATACTTGCCATACTTCTTACCTCACTTATAAGTAAAAAGCCCTGCCAGGAACGGCAAGGCTTTTAGAATTCATTAACTCATACAACTTCTAAGCTGATAAAACTAATATCAAGTTAGAAGTCAGTATGGCTTCTTACTGAATGCTACGGGGAAAGTAACCCAGAGAACGTATCTCCAATCCTTCCAAGACCACGTGCATCCAAGCTGCCTCTTCGACCCAAGTCAGCAAGACGCTCAAGAGCATCAGCAAACGCAGGCTCGCCACGGCTGGCAGAGATGTTAGACTTGCCATCCTTGAAGCTGTGAACAAATTCAACATCAATAGTTGCATCCTCACTAATTATATAGTCTCCAGAATTATAGCTTGTACTAAGTTTTTTAAACCAACAATTCTCATACACAGTAGTAATTACACCTTCTGCATCAATAGGAGCATCAAATGCACTCGCTACATCTAAATTTGCTGGATCAGCATTCAGAGCAGTATCACTTGGAACATCACTGAAGTCATACACGAGTATATCAAATGGTATACGCTGAGCATGAATATTTAGGAATCCTCGCTGGAATGATTCAGTCATCCTCTTTTTATCAAAGACGATTCTTGTAACCTCAAGTGTAACCTCAGTAGCTGAATTTGGTACAATTTCAATTGTACCATCAGTACCCACTTCTGTAATACGCTTAGTAGCACGATTCTGATTAGAACCAAACTTTTGAATAGCGCCAACGCCCTGACCATCCACCTGAATAAGTATTTGGGTAGATAGACCAGTCGCAGTAGCTGCACCTTGACTTGTGTCTGTATAAAGATATCCAACCATTTATTAACTCCCAATTCTATCTATTTGCCAAAAGTTTACTTGCCTTGAACGTCTTCCGCATACTTCCAATAGAAACCCTTGTGAGTCCTATTAACCCCTCTACATACACCGCCTACGTGACCGGCATGAAACCCATCTTCCTTAACAGCTTTTATACTTGCATACTTTTTAATCTCTCCAGTCTTAACACTTTTACCTATTACAGGTCTCCACTTGCGAGAAGGGTTATTAATCTGAGATCTTTTAATTGAATCCTTATGAGATTGTGAAAGCTTGACCCCTTTATGAGCATCGCTCATCTTCTTTCTTGACTCTGCAGATAGAGGTTTCTCCAAACGCCCGTTCTGCATCTTTGCGATATTTTCTTTAGAAATCGTTCTTCCTGCTCGCAGTAGGCCTGCACTTACGTTAGCCTTATGTTGCTCTGTGAGTTTACGCCCAGTGTAAAGCTTTGAAAGCTTCTTTCTAAATTCCAGAGTGTGGCGTTTTCCATAACTCACATCTCCAGGCTCGATAGTATTAAAAGCTGGAAGAAACTTACCTTCTATAGCAAATTTTCTACAATACTCTTTCTCTTTAGAGATTAGGCAATCCTTTTGAATTCCCTCTTCAAGTATTTCAAACCTGAAGCTCTCTTCACCATACTTATTCCAGGAACGCTGCATATATCTGGCATTATGCCGATTGCACCTAAGGTTTGTCATATGTGAGCCAAATCTTTTATTTATATTCGCAGAGCTTCCAACATAACAGTTACCTGTTACAGTGCACAATATTCTATAAATTCCAATTTTAATACTCATAATCTTCTAACCCCTTGAAAACATTGATCTAGAGCTCGGCGATCACATCCACAAACGCCCAATCCAACACGCCTACAGGATGAATGGTTACACCAATGTCAACTTGTCGAGGCTCAATCGGATTCCTCTGCACGGTAATAGAACCGAATCCAGCTAGAAGCCCCTGCCCAACTAGTGACCTGAGAAGTTTTCCAATTCCGGCATTTAGCTCTGCAACAATGGTCGGACTATTAATCCTACCAATGAAGGGTCTTAAGCTTGCACGAATAGTACGAGCAACCTGATCCCTAATAGCTACAATGCTAATCTCTTCTTCCTCTGGTGCTCCAGACTGAACAGTCGTTTTACCCCAGAGCATTTTACCACCACCAGCAATCGGCTCAACAACTAGCACACCTGCTCCAGCAAGTTGATTCTTAGTTCGTTTCCTAAGACGCTTGTCATTAAGGATGTTGAATCCAGCAAGAGTCTTAAAGGTAGCAGGAAGAGCAATGTTCAATTGTCCGCCAAGATACCCACCAAGAGCAGCAGCTAAGAAATAACCAGGAAGTATAGTGTTTTGACCTGCAATATTCCTTACAATCTCATCAGGATACATGTAGACAACCCGGAAGCTATCTCCAAACCCATCAGGGATTGAGTAATTGGTAATATCTTCGATATTACCAGCAAGCACTTCTTCAGGATCATCACCCTGAATACCTTCCAAGATACCAATATCTTCCACAGCCGCACTAGTTAGACCAGTAAGGTTATCTGGGACAAGCCCTGGAATAGCACCCGTAATAAGAATCCGCTCATGCTGGTTGAGAATATTACTCTCAACTTCCACATGTCGTTTAAATACCTGTTGGATGCTACTAATTGTCTGCATAGGCAGCGGAACAACCATCTGAACATCTACCAGTTCAAGAGCTTGAATTGCCTCTCCCCAGTTAGTATCAAAATGGTCTGCATCATCTGTATCTACATAAGATACTCGAAGCCCTTTACCTGCAGTCAGACTATTTGCCGCAACATCATCAGTAATTGCAAAGTAAGCATGACCCGTATCATTAGGATCTACAATCTGCCAAGCAACATAACCATCTATAATGGTTCCTGTAGCGCCCGGAGGGGTGCCTGTAGCAGTTGCTACATTAAGATTGCCATACCCATCGCCTACACTAGTAATCGTATAGGTGCCAATAACCTCGGCGGGAGAGAGGATTTCAATCTGCTTTCCAACATCTCCCTCACCAGTCTCTAAGCGGTCAGCTGAGAACTGTACAAGTGGGTCAGAGAAGTAAATCTCAGTACCACTAAGGATTTCAACATACCCATCATCACCATCTTGCTCAACTTGAGGAGAGGTAAATACAGTATATGACTCACTAAGCGGACCCTGTACAAAGTTTGCATAAGCAAGAGCCGTAGTAGTGAATGCAGTATCATAGAAATCATCTTTATTAAGAAGAAGTTGTTCCTCGGTACCATCTGAGCTGACTACAAAGACATTGACATTACTATCAATATCAGGTAACGCACCTACAGCAAGCGGGAATACAGTATCTTTAAGATCTGATCCACCAGTCGCACCTTCTACCGCATCGGTAAGAGGATTATCTGCAAGAATAGGATACTCAGTAGTTTTCCTGGGAACTGGAGGTTTGGCCATAACAGCAGTAACCACCGGGGCTCCATTTTCAAATGCCATCTGCATTCCAAGGGAAAGCGTATTAGTGACACTTGGGTCACCGTAGATAGCGAAAGCATCTTGAGGTGAAGAGAAAGTCTCAGGGTTATTAAGGTCTTCGCTAGCAATGTAGCGAGCAGAGAGGCTATCATTAACTGAAAGAACTCCACTATCTACCTGCATAGTAAATCGGTCACCTACATTGAATGGAGTTCCACTCTCAGTAAATGCAAGATTCAAAACACCATTGCTTACTGCAACCCAACCAGATTTCCAAACATAAGGGTTACCATTAACATCCAGAAGCTGACCAGACTCAGTACCAGTTACTGAGATACTAGCTTCTCCAGATATAATATCTCCACCAGAGTTCTTAATAACTCCAACAACTCGGGCAGTCCAAGTTTCCGCAGGAGCGTTCGTATCAACTAGGGAAGATTGAGTAATAACAGGTACGCCAGTACCAACATTGCTTGAATTAACGGAGTAATACAGGGTAATACCATTTACATCGGTACCAAAGTCTACTACATGGGCTCGTTGTAGCTCAACCCTACCAGTAAGCGGATCTACTCGGGCATCATAGCGATTATCGAATGCCTTAGAAGTAATCTGCTCTTCAAGAGTTGCAAGAGGAACACCATTCTTAAAGATAGTACTCCGACTGTTGACCAGGCCTATCTTAGAGATTTGGAAATGTCGTCCATCTGGATTAGCAGTCCCAGAATAATCTGAATTCCACCCATCAGCTCCGCCACCAGTGGCAGAAATAACTAAGGTTTCCTCAGTCTCACCCTCACCAACTATGGCAAGAACACGTGAACCGCCGGAAATAGCATTTACTCTTTCGCGAGTTCTGACCCTGGTAAAGATATCTGGTTGTACCGGGTCAAAAACGTTTGGAATTACTGCGCCCATTAAAATCCTCCAACAGCTATTACCTGCAAATTTAACCTATAACTATAGGTCTGCAAAGATTAAGAAATATTAGCATAATTATTCGAAAGTATGCTTAATTGTCAGCCCATTTGCAGGTGGGTCTTTATCACTACCAAGATCTACATGGAAACAGAGCTGAATTCTCTCTAAAAGATTACTTACTGGAATCTCTCTTCTAAATTCACTAAGAGTGTTTACCGTAATTACTACTGAGAAAAGTGGGTCATTACTGCCTACTTGTTCAGATGACTCACCACCTGCTGAGACTTGCTTTACAAATAGTCCATTCCTCTCTAGGATGCGTCTATATGTACTCTGCAAGCTAATCATGACTACATCTGCGATAGAAGCAGTATCTTCCTGACTATTGCTAGTAACCTTAACTTCAAACGATTGTTCCCAGGAACCAGCGTAAGTGTAATGGCTAGGAACTCTTACAAAGTCAACATTTCCATAGCCATCCTCAGTACGCTGTTTCTGGTACTGAAGGCTAAGCATATTTTGATTAAACGAGATAGGTTTGTACTGTGAGCTGGTCTGCCTTACAGTAATAGCGGGCAGGAATTGGATATCATACCTGAAAGTAGACCCTATAAAGAGTCTAGTGGTAACATCATCATCTATACCAGCATCTATATCCAGACCTGTATGGTCAGGAGTCTTAGGAAACCCAAAGATATCAGCTCTATAGCCAAATTCCCGGTCCCTTGCAAAGATTTCTCTGAGGGTGTCGATCAATAGGTTGCGTCCATGGACGATTCCAACATGTCTTACAATATTGTCAAGATCGTATATATCACTTCTGACAAATAATCCTGTGCCAAGTACCATGTTTCACCTATTAGCCAATTTCTAACTCCTTTTTACCCTCAAGCAATGTGAATTCTCTTGCTTCAGATTGCATTCCATCCATGATAAACTCAGCTATATAGTTTCCTGGAGGTAAAAAGGACATCCATAGTCCTGCTCGATTACTCTTCGTCTGCTTTACTACGTTGTTATTAGTATCTGAGATGCGAACAACTACGCCAGATAGTGCTTTTCCTACCTCATCGTCAAAATGTCCAAAGACTCTTACATTCCTGACTTGTTTGGGGACTACAGGGGCAGGTAGCTCCTCAGCTGGTTCAAGCTCAGGTTTTGATACAGGCTCTTCAGCAATAGCAGGCTCTTGAACTAATGGTACATCGGAAGCTATAGCTTTAGGGCTAGTAAAGTCAGCATAAAGTGTATTGTTGACTTTTGCTCCAATCGTATTAAGGCTAGCCTGCAACATAGCTATCTGCCTCTGTTGCTGGTTTAACTGCTCACGGATTTCAAAAATTACATCTAAGGCGCTCTCTTCTTTATTCATATCTTGATCCTATCAGGGAATATAAGTTGGTATTTTATTGGAGCTAAGGCTATTTGAGGCAGACATATTTCCTGACAAAGTACTAGTAATTGTAAAATTAGAGTTAGTTTGAGCTGTATTTCCCCACCAATATGTTTTCTCATTAGCATCATCCTTTGGATCATAAGTTCCAGCACCATTATAAGTTATATCCGTAAAAGCATTCCCCATAATTTTTGTCTGATAAGCATTGTTCCAATTACCATCATCAAAATTCAACAACGCATCACAATTATTGGAAATGTTGTTCAAGCCCGAGACTGAGCTATCAAGAAAATACATCTCACATTTATAGTTACCAGTAATAGTAACATCATTGATACTATTATCTCCAGCTACCACCTCGCTAGAGTAAAACGTTGTTTCTTTAGGTACGGACAAAGATACTGAGCCACTTGCTGTACTCTTGACATCCCAACTATTTCCAGAAAGTATGCTGCTGTACAGATAAACTCCCCTTAGGCTTCCAAGAGAAGGAGTCGTAGATTCTAATAGTAGAGACATTGCTACATTGCCAGACCAAGTACATTCATATAGCATTATCAAGCTGTTGGCAACTGTTGTATTTGTAGCTTGATTCGAGAATTCAAAACTTATGCTAGAGTTGCCAATGAAGTTTGACCAATACATTCCATTCAATTGATAAGAGGACCCGTCCACTTTTTGACGAAATACAAATTTTGCACGAGGAAATCCATCCGAAAATGTATCAAAGTCAACTAGTCCAAGTACAGATGGGTCGTATAAGTGACCAGCAGAATTAGAATTAAATATAAAATTAGTTGTATATATCCGAGCTTCCTGATTTCCTGACTTATCGGTAATTTCAAAGCCGGGCCAAGCTAAATCTATGCCAACAGAGCTGTCATATTGTCCAGGGAAAACATTCCCTATGACAGATGTATTATTGATTATACCAACCCCCGTTACACCACCTCTCCATATATCAGCTCCAATACTTATACCTCGAATCTCATTGTCGTTAAACTCACACCGATTAAGCATAAAAAAGGATAAATTGCTTGAGCGAATTGTAAAATTATTTAATGGCGCAGTATTTCCAGAAAACGTAAATCCATTCAAGTCCACACCATAACCATCTGCCGGACCAGTAAAACCTAATACCATATCTATATCTCCTTCAAAAACATTGCCTTTGAAAGATATATTGCTGTATATAGAATGAAAGTAAGTGTCAGAGTCAAGAACCGCCGAACTAGGATTATTAAAACTTACAACTGTTGAAGAACCGACCAAGTTATCATTGAAAGTAAATGTATCTAAATTAAATCCTTCGAACGAGAACGAGCCTCCAATTTTATTGGAATTGACATAGTTATTCGAAGCTGTAATTACAGAAATGCCCTCTGTTTGTAGAGACAAAAGTGACATAATGTTATTCCCAGAAATAATATTTCCAGAAAACTCTGACCCTGAGATATACGAGTGGTCCCCATTGCTGCCAATAGTTAAGCTCCCTCCGACACTATTCCCAGAAACCATATTATCTTTAAACATAACTATTGTATCAGACATTACACCTGTAAATGCAATTAATCGTATGTCAGATGTAGTGACATTATCCTTTACTGTATTACCAGTTATTAGATACTGAACAGAGGTAGATGTCAGTGTTCCAGAATCTGCAAATAATAAACTTCCACCAATTCTATTTCCAGATATAGTGCAATCAATAAATCTGAAATCTCTGCCTACTGCAGGAGAGCCTGAGAAAATAGTGTCAGATATTCTAATATTTGCAACTACAAAGTTGTCAGAGATCATGGCTCCGGTGATACTCGCAGTAGCGGCTAAGGTACGGTTGACATCAATGTTGTTAAACACAACGTTGCTGTTGATAATAAGGCCAGTAGCACTATCACCACTCACCAGCAAGTTATTTACAAAGTTGCCGGTAACCAGTGTAGAGTTAATTTGACCGGTTAAGCTAATCGTCTGACTACTTAAACTATTAAGCGAAATAGTCATATTGTTTGAACCAATCATACCAATATCAAAGTTCAAATTCCTTGAAATATAGCTGTTATTCATGTGAGCTGCTATATTTAAAGACCGGGCAAGCGTTTCACCAACAGACAGATTATCTGAGAAAGACACCTGGTCAATCTGATTCGCTGCACCAATCTCTATATCAGTCTCATAGAACAAGTTCTGAGTAATGTTTACCAACGCCGGAGTATTAG